CCTTATAAATACATTCTCTGACATAGGTCCCGCATCGTCAACGAGTACAACCTCAAAGAATACTTCTACTTTTTTTAAACTAGCTACTTGTGTAGTGTCAATTATCTGCGGGTTGTCGTACATGCCCCACATAATAAACTGCTTGTAACTAAATACCTCGTTAGTCAGGTTTTGAAAGTAGTACATACTGTCAGTAAACTGAGCTAGATCGAAGTCTGCTTTTTCTGTATTGATACAAACTATCTCGGCGTTAAGATTGTCTTTAACGACCGCGGCTGTTTTATTTAATAATGTCTCTACATCAAATTTTGCCATATACTAAAACCCCTGTAAGTCTATATTATCTAGTATATACTGATTGATTATGTTAAGCCAAGCCTCTCGCCTACCTGACCTAGATGCGCCCTTTGACTGTTCAAAAGGACCCCCGTCGATAAATACTGCCTTACGTAGTGGTATCTTTGACCTCGGCTCGTCAGACTGATGGTATTTTAGATAAGGTACGTCTGAGCCTAACTCTAATCCAGTTTTACTGATGTTTCTAACTGTCTCAGGGTCCGACGCATTTACCAGGGACGACGCGAGCCTACCTGTACGAAATAATAGCGGATATGCAAACCCAACCTCTCTTATCTTTTGAGCCTTAGACTCAGCTGACTTGAAGTCGGGATATAGTCCAGCGGACTTTAATTTAAATATTTTCTTATTGCCCTGGTAAAACTCTCTCGCGATATCGCCGAACGGTATTCTAAAATCGTTGGTAGCTTTCGCAAGCCTGTTAATCGCTGCCTGGAAGTCGTCGTCATTACTTAGAATATAGCTAGTAGTTACCAATTATCTTGCCCGCGTTTAAATGTAGGTGTCCCTGTAGTTCCGGCAACCCTATTAGCTGTAGCAGGCGCGTAAGTCAGCATAACAGTATCAGGTAGGGGCGTGGAAGGTCGCGTCTTGCACTTGCCGCACTCATCTATAGGGCATATTTGATCGAGCATTTTATCAGCTTTCTTTGACCAGTTACTAGTAACCATTTGAACAGTGTTCTCGGTGTTGCTAGTGGTAAGCTCCATAATATCCTTTATTATCTGAGCCACCTTAAACTTTGCTATCATCCCTATAATTTTAACTGACTCTGTGCCTACAGTAGCCATATCATAGCAAGTAGAGAGTCTAGATTTTATTAATGTTTCAACCTCGTCAATGAAAGCTGTAACTTCCTCGGTCGTTATAACTGTGTTGGTAGCTTCTGTGCCTGTATCGTCCTCAATTTTGATTGATCTGAATAAGCTTTTAACTTTGGCTACGTCTGTATAAATGCCCATATTATTTACCCTCTTTTAATCTATCTATGTATGCTTCAAGAGCGTCTAGACGTTTCTTAACAATCTCTAATTCTAGATCTGTTCTTTGCTCTGCAAGAGCAAGCTTGTTAACAATCTTATCTACTTTTTCAACTAATGTATTAACTTTATCCAGCATGGGCTCTATATGCGCGACACTGTCCATTTTTACCATAACACCTTTGACGTAGTTCAAGAACACCAAACCCATTAAACCGCAAACTGCTACAAGGGCTATTATTCCTATTCCTATAATACTATCAACCATTTCAACCATTGTTAAATCCTTTTATTATACCGTTATAAAACACTTGTTATTATCCCATTCACTACTGTTACTGTATCTCCGTCACCATTTACAAAAGTTCCACTAAATCCAGTCTGTTCCGCAGTTTCAAGAGTTGGAACTAAAACATTTTCAGTTCCATTAAAGATAAATAACTCTTCAGTGTCAGTACAATAATGAAACTCGCCGAGACTAGCCAAAGCTTTTGTAGCAGTTGCATTTATAGCAGCCTTTAATCCAGATTTTATTTTTATTATTACGCTATTATTATTTAGTTTTTTCATAATACACCTGTGCCTATGCAGGGAGAAGTAGGTCGTAATCTAAAATCATTATTTACAGAATCTACAAGCAAGGGATCATCTGTTATAACTCCGGTCTCTCCACCAGTATAGTTTGCATTATGTAAGCAACTGTAAGTAGTGTTTACTGTCCCATTTCCATTTCTTATTTCTGCAAACTTGGAAATAGTCCCTCCATCCACAAGCACTATAGTATTTGATACTGTCGCCGACCTATTTGAGCCGCCATCTCCCATGTGAATTACTGCCACAGGCATAAAATTTTCTGCTGGAATATTGTTTGCATTAAAATAAATCGTACAGTTTACCAACTCAAAATCATAACCACCGCTTGTAGAAGAAAAAACACCGCCATTATTAGTGTCTGAACTGCCAGACCAGCAATCAATAAATATACAAGATTGATACCTTGTGCTGCCTGCGTGAAAAGACCCACCTCTGCCTCTCGGTCCATCCTTACCGGTGATTCTTTGAAATATACAATTCTTAATATATTCCCCATCAAAATTTAAAAAGACACCTCTCGAGTTACCGTCAATAACTTGCATATTTTGAAACTTGATACCTTCAATCTTAGCTTCAGAAGTTCCGCTTATATTTTGAGTATCTAAACTTGCAAAGTCTAGTATAGCTGAATTAGGCTCAAGGCTTTCTGATCTTATATGTCTATTATTTAAAGAGAAATTACTCGCACCTACAGTCTGAGTATAAGTACCGTCTTTTACAATAATTGTATCACTTGTACCAGACCTACTGTTGCTAGCAGCATAAAAAAGATTAAACCAAGGGCTGCTTTCGCTGCCGTCACCCGTTGAGTCACTCCCATTCGCTGCTATGTAAAAAGTTGCCATTAAAATGTCCCCCCGTCTATCGTTAGCGGTGCAGAATAAGCACCCATATCTATTTTCATGTTTTGTATAGTTGCAACCCTGTTTGAATCTTTAGAGTCGCTATTTCCAGTTATCAGACTTAGTACCCACGGCGCAAAATCTGTAAACTCAATATCTACAATCGCCTCGTTTTTATCTGTTTGAATATTCACACCAGTTAATATAGTCTGCCAGTTTTCTTGCAAATAAATTTGAAATAAATCACGCTGCAAGCTATTCGCAAAGACTGTTCTTATTGCGCCTTTTTTTGCTTCTGAATTTGAGCCGAGACTACAGTTAGAAATTATCTTGCTCGATACATAATCTTTTCCATATCCTGATAAACTGCTGCCTTGAATTGCGCCCATATCGATTGCGCCGATTCTTTCGCTTGATATTGCATCCGACTCTTTCCATTTTGAATCTTCGTATAAATAATATTTTTCAGTGTCAGTCGAAAAAGCCAGCTGACCCTCTTCTGGTGTTGAATTAAATATATTTATTATTGTGTCTACTAATAGTGATGAGCCTCCACTAGGACTTACTAAATCTAATTTGCCTGTAAGTGGATTAAACTTGAATCCCATTACATAACCTCAACGGTTGTGAGTATTTCTTTCGCGGCTGTCGAGTAGGTAACCCTTAGAGCTACGACCGCGACTGAATTTAAAACATATGAGTAGACCTCAGTCGTAGTTGTCGGGTACGTAACATTCAACGTGTCGTAATCCCTGCCGATAACTAGATCTCCAGTTAGTACATTTAAATACTGTTTTTCACCAACACTTTTCCAAGCCTTGGGATCGTCAGCTATGCTCATTCCTGGGCATCCTCAATCCTACTAATTAACTCGGTTTTATTATCTCTCGTATTATATTTTATACCCAGCTTACCGCAAAGGTTTTTTAGTTCTTCATTAGTCCTATCTTTGAGTTCAATCAGTGCTTCTACAGTCTCTACATTTTCGCAGGGTACTGCAATTATCCAGTGCTTAGGTCCTGTAGTCTCTAGTAGAGCTATTTCTTCTTCGTTTAAATCAACTACCTGGTCCAGCGGCGTAACCACATGCCTTTGGAAGTTCATGGCGTTGCTTGGGTGTCTATTTTTTAATTTGATTATGTATTCCATTGTGTCTCCTTAGAAAAAAGGGGACCGTAGTCCCCCTCTCATTTAAAAACTTAATTAGTTAAAACTAAGCGTAAACAACTTTAACTGCTTTTTGCCATAGTCCGTAACCCATACCTATACGAGTATCAATTCCATACTTGTATGTCTTGTGCATAAATCCATGTTCACTACCCGCCTCAAGTGCGTTAAACACTGGAGCTTGTCTGTTTTGCTTGATAAATGGCTTAACATTACCGCTTGTCTCTACGATGTAGAATTCAGCACCTGCCAAACGAGCACTAGTCATGTAAGTCGCCTTACCTTTTAGTGTGTTTGTCGAGTTGTTAATTAAGTCAGCTCCGAAAACAATATCAAGAACATTCTCAAGGTCTGGGCTAGCTACAATATGTAGTTTAACTTCACCTTCGTTAAATGGTTGACCTTGATCATCAACTAGCTTTTTCATCTTCGCTCTAGCAGCACTAAAGTCTACAGAAAGCTCTGCTGCTGTAGGTAGTGTACCTGCCTTAGTACCTGTATGTAGGTTAGACTGTGACGCACTATCCGCTGTGTACTTGTGGTCAGTTGCAAAAAATGCAGACCCATCATAACAAAGCTCAGTCTCACCAGCTACTAGTAGCTCAAAGAATAGTTTTCTAGGGTGAATACGTGCCTTGATTGCAAGGTCCGCGATTCTAACTTTGATAGCTCCTAATTGATCATCTTCGATATCGTCTCTGTCTACTTGAAGCGTTGCCTCATACGACTTGTTTACGATTTCGTAGTTGTAGTCAACCAAGCCATTAAGCTTTCTTGAATCTTTCCACTCAGATAAATTAGGTACTTGACCTAACCAACCATACTTTTCTTTGTTTGACGTAGAATTAGTCTCCATAATCATTGACATAACGTCAGCTGGATTCTCTCCATTGTCGTACGACTTCATAAAGTCGGCGCGTAGTGCTTTTTCCAAAACAATACTATTTTTAATTTGTCCCATTACTAATTACTCCTAAATTCTAATTACTTGTTAATTTCTACGTAAACAACCGCAGCACTGATGAACTTGACAATCTTACCTACGGCGACTTCGTTAGTCCCTTGAGTTTTTGAGATTGTTTGATCGTCAGAAGCATATACAGATTGACCTACGTCAGTCTGAGCAAAACCAGCACCTGATAACTTGAAAACTCCATGTCTAAGGATTTTGATCTCTAGATCACCTGCAGAACCTGCAGAATTATCAACTTGCTCGTATGCAACGCCAGCGAATACTGCGCCAGCTTCAGCTACAGACTTAGCGATAAAACCAGCCGCGTTGATATTACACAATGCACCTTTAAAAATTTTCTCGCCTGCCATAGCCATAGACATAAGTCTTGGGTGTTGCTCTTCTACTTCTTTATTTGCTGTTAAATTAGCCATAATTTTCTACCTCTCTAAACAAGCTTATTATACTTGATATAGTCCTCTTTACTAATGTCCATAAGTTTACGGGCTGCCTCATCTGAGTCACTTAGAGTGATTGATTCAGTGTTGCTGCTTCCGCTACCTTCTGAACTAGTATTAATGTTTTCACTAAGCGCAAACACTTCTAAAGGATCTTTACCCTCTGTTAGTGCTTTAAGCTGAGCAGCGTTGATTTTCTTTTCAGAAAAAAGCTTCTCATGCTTAGCCTTAATGTCCGCGTCAGCTTGATCTTTTACAAGTTTTGCGTTCGCTTCACTAAGTGTCTTAATTTCTTCTTTTTGACCTGCCATAATTGTCTTAGCTTTTTCGCTCGCAAGCTCTAACGCTGACAACTTAACATTTAAGTCTGCTTTAACGGCGTTATGCTCGCTAAGTAGAACAGTTTCCATTTTAACCTCGTTGTTTGTTTTTGTTTTCTCTTTAAATGTTACAATAGCGTCCATCTTTAAAAATGGTCTATTAACAAGCCCTCCACCTAATAGAGTCGGTCCGTGACTTTCTCTAGTGTGTGGATGCACATAATTATCAGTAAATTCTGGGCTAAAATACCTAAACTCTCGGTCGCTTAAACTAAGCGCGCCTTTAGGTGTCCATCTAACCTCACCGAAAAGAGTTTCACCATCGACAGATAAAAATACTGACTTAACCCAACCCGCAGCCCCGCGTTGTTCGTGATCATAGTCAATCATTAAATCTACGCCGTAAACCTCATTACTGTGATTATCTGCAAAAGACTTTAACATATTCTTTGTGATTGAAACCTTACCGTAACTAGCATGATAGCCCTCGACGACCGTAGCTAACTTGATAATATGGGGTAGTGCTTCATTCAATTTATAAGTTTTACTTTTTTCTGATAGGTACACTTCTAACAGACCGCCGTCGATGGCATCTATTTTCAAGACGCCGACGACCGCGACTACTCCATTAGCCAGCTCAAGTCCTTTGAGCGTTGACTCAATGAATTCTCTATCATCTAGTTGGTGTACAGTGATGCCCCCACCGCTATCAACTACTACTTCTACTTCATAGCCATGTTCTCTAGCATATAGCTTCGCATCTTCCTCAGTAGGGTAGACGCTTTTGTCAAATTTTAATGATTGCAGCATTGAGTTAGGGTCGATATCGTTAGAAGCTAATATCTCCTCGACCTCGTCAATAGACTCAAAATACTTTTTCTGCATTAGAATATTTTTTAATAAGTCCATTATAATTTATCCTCACCCTCATTATTTAATATATCAACCATGTTGGCAAGCCTTTCGTACTCAGATAATGTTTTGCTCTTGCGGTCCTCTTTGCTAATAGGCGGTAGCGGCTCTATTTCAGGCTTTACCTTCGCGCTGTTTGTTACCGCTGTCACATAGGACTTGCAGTTGTGATGTAATGGTGGTGAGTAGCTCAAGAATTCGGCATCGTCTTTAGAAAATACCTTTCCAGCTAGCTTTTTACAGATAGCTGCTACCGGGTCAAAGTTATTAAATTTAAATGCATATATTTGCTCTAATACTTCTGGCGCATAGAAAAACTCGTTGCGTGTTTGGTTAACTACAGTGCTGGCTACATTCTGAGACGCTGTATCTATAGCACCCGCGTCTATATAAGCTGTGGCAGCGTCGTCAATTTCTTTTGTTATGGCTAGAACACTATCACTAGTCTGCGATGTACTCATAAACTGAAACGATACACGATCAGCCAGGTCAGCCGCTTGCTTGTCTACGATTCTGTTAGCTTGAAGCTGTAATAGTTTTCTAACGTGTGCTGGCAGTGCAGAAAAATCGTTATCGACAAACTTGACTGTCTCGACCTCGTCTAGTAGTGCAAGCATAGAGTCGTTGGCAGCTAACTTAGTGTTGCTAGCTGCAGGTACTTCTTTTCTGACGTCTGCCAGGGCTTTGGTAGCCGTAGTTGTTAAGATACCTTTTAACTGTCTCTTGTACTGAGCTATATAGCCTATCTTAATGTTATCGACGGCTTTTAACTTTCCACTCTCCGGCAATGACTTATATTTTTTCATTACATCAAAGATAAGCTTATCTTTCATTTGTACTAGGTTTGATCTCATTGCTTCTCTGATATCGTCGCGCTGAGTTTCCATTAATTTCTTTGGTGTCTCTGCTAGCTTTACAGTTTCACTAAGCTGTACGTCCTCGTCTACGATCTGATCTGATTGCTCATCATTATCATTACCGCTATTAGTATTATCTGTGTCAGGAGGCGTATCATCTGGATTACCATCATCCAAGCTTTCACCGTTGTCAAGTAATGCACCCTCGTCTTTGTTTGGCAGCCCGTGTGATCGTCTTAGGTAATCATGTAACGACTCGTCTTTACTTATTACGCCCGCGTTAGTATAGCCCGTAACTATTTCCATTAACTCCTTACCGACCCTGTCGTTAATGCCTGAGCATTTCATAGCGGGGAAGTTTTCAAACTCATCACCGTAGTTTAGAGCCATTAAGTTAGGTATTAATTCTGTATTAATCGTATCGGTAATAACTTTAGCAAAGCTGTTAACCACATTAGAGAAAAACTTTTCTAGATTTTCGCCTAGAGCAAACGCGCCGCCGTTACCGCCTGTACCTAACTCTAAGAATGTAGCAAGTATAGCCCCTGCCATCTTCTCATCTTCTCGCTTGATAGAGTCCTCTAATTTCATAGGGTCAAAGCCATCATTCCCATGCAGATCCATTAACCAGCCCTCTGGAAACGCTAAGTACGCGTCGTGACCTGACACAAACATGTTTAAGACTCTGATAGCCTCGATGTACTCTACGTCTGTAGGCTTAACGTCTTTAGGCACTGTTAATGTAGGTGTACCGATAGCGAACTTCTCAATTCCTATCATCTTTAGAGTTTCTGTAATTAGTTTTCTTTTATATGGACCATATAGAGGTCTAAGAAGTGGGAAGCCGTTGTCGTCGCCCTCTTGCTCGTTAATGAACAGTAGTAAATTATCTTTTGGTATCTCTACTTCAAGCTCATTATCCCCACTAACTTTTTGCTTAACCCATTGTAGAGCCGAGGTCTTGGCATCTACTTTCCACTCGGTCAAAGTCGTCTGGTTTCTAAAACCTAAACAGTTAAGACCTGTATAAGGTCCAAACTCTTTGTTAATTCTATTTTCATGAACAACCTCAAACGCTGAATAGCCGTGAGGCAAAAACGTAAGGATTTCATTTAATATTTTCTTTTTAAATGGTATGTCTCTGAATAAAATATGGTCCATTAATGCAGCTGCCTCGATATCTCTTGGCTCAATGCTTGCTGGCTCTACAGTAAAGTCTGCCGCCTTGATTGGACCGTAGATAGCTGCCATAATCTTTCTAACTTGGGGGTCACTACGACGCATTTTATTATATATCTCATGACCGCTGACGCCTACAAGGTCCGCGAGATACTCGCTCAAATAAACCATCGAGGTTATCGGCGTACCACTGTTACCCCTAGGCGATAAGCTTAATTTTAGTTTATTCTCGTCGCTGGTTTCACTCATAGATTATTACCTTAATAGTTGTTGACTTTTATCCTGTCTGCGATTCTCGAAATAGTATCTCTCGTCTTGTCTGGTTTGTTAAGTGTTCTTTGTTGTGTGATAGGTGTAAATATGCCTCGCGTTAGTTTCCTGTGTCTGCCTAAGTTCGCTAACATCAGTGAGTCACTATCGTCGGGTGAACTATTACCTGTTCTTTTCTTGTAATCTTTTTTACTTTCTATTTCCATCTTACCTTTACTGTTATAACTAAACTGTATGGTAGGTAATTCTTCTGGGTATACTGCCTCATCTAATAAATGTAATTCTTTTTTGATATCGTCAGCGAGTATGTCAAATCCCCTAGCCTTTAGGTTTACATACCTGGCATTTATTTCGTCCGCGTCTGTATTGCCTTGCTCATTCTTATGTTTATTGTCGTCGGTGTCCATTACAGGCGACTGTCCAAAATGTACCTCGATTACTTCTACGTGGTTGTCTCGTCTATAGTGATCGTGCAAATTATCGTACACACCCGCACCGACACCCGTAGCATCTACTAGTATACGTGTCTTAGGGTAGTTAATTTTCTCGAACTCAACTAACTGAATTACATGACCACTAACTACAGTGGTTGACCGCTGGCTTAGGGTTTTTCTGCCTGTCTGTTTGGCTCCTACTAGTGTAGTAATGCTCGTATCATCATCACCAAACCGTGCCACATCGACACCGATACAGCGTATCTCTGCATAGTCATGTTTGAGATCTCTCCTCATGGCTGCCTCGACATCGGCTAACTGTACTAGTACGTCCTCGTCTACATCAGGGAATTGACCTAGAGCTTTTGATTGAAATAATGGATGATCTATGCCCCACTTTAAAGCCTTAGCCATAACCCACCGGCATGACAACAAATGCGGTACGGGTTTTTCATAATTAGCTATCATCAATAATCTCTCGTCCTTATCCATTTCTTTAAGGCGGCTTAATTCTCTTTTTAATTTATGTAGGTTAGTTATACCGTTGGCTATTAAGTTTGGAGAGTCAAAGCAAGATAAATATACGTTAAACCACGAGTCGTCTGAGAAAGTTTTATAAAATTCACTAGCCTTAGTTGTAGGGTTGGCGATAGCTACAAACTTGACAATGATACCCGAGGTAAGTAGCCCTTCTGCCATTTTCCATATGTCGGCGGGTATTCCTGTAGCCTCGTCAAAAATCACCAGGATATAGTCGGCATGGAAACCTTGGAAAGCTGAGCCTGATTGTTCTTTACTATCGCTGGCTGCCTCTTTTTGAGGTGAAAAGCCCATAGCATACCACTCAGGACCTATCTGCCACTCAGTAGTAAGCATCTTACCACCTAACGGGTGCTTAGACTCAGCGTGTGCTGTACGCATTTCTCCCCATAGCAGTTTCTTTATCTGTCTGCCTGTAGGTGCTGTAGTAATTACTTTTGAATTCTTGTAAGCAGCTGTAAACCACAAGGCAATGCGTGCCATGCTCCAGGTCTTACCTACTGAATGTGTCGCCGCTATAGAGACGCGATCGTATAACGCAATAGAGCGTAATATCTTCTCACGTTGAAAGTCTTGAAGTGTCTCTACCCCTAAGACCTCGTCGAAAAAGAATTCAGGACCGTTAACCCCCTGCATCTTATCTATAAAGCTCATTTCACTAGTCATTAGTCTGATTTTACATACGTGTATAACGCAATGACAAGTAATATTAGTATGCTTTTCGATTACATAACCCATATAATTTAGGCATGACATTTAAAATAAAAAGATCCCATAATATTCTAGGCACAACATATAAGACTAAGTTTTTAAAAAAGCTCGATTGGTTTATGGGTTTGTGTAAGTTCAAAGAAAAAGAAATACATATCGCACCCCATGATAGCCTGTATGAATTAAAGCATACATTGCTACATGAGATAATACACGCGACTTGCCATGAAAGCGGCGCAAACCAGACACAAGTTATAGAGCTTGAGGAAGTACTATGCACTGTCCTGGCGACCGCGATATTAAAGAATTACGATATCACTAACTACTAGGTTAATCTTAATTTAGTTGTTTTAGCCTCGACCATTTGTTTATTATTTGACTCTAATGTGTCGTAATGAGCCTCAAGCTTTCTAACTATATCCTCTAACTCACACACCAAGCGGTTACTCTCTTTTCTCTCTATAACGTTTCCAAGGTCTAGCATATCTATTCGGCATGTTAATTCGTGCGCGTATATATGTAGTTTAGTAGCTTCTTCGCGTTCAATAATCATAATCCCTTCCAATGTTCGTCTATAAGCTCACCGCATATCTCGCATAGTATTCCTGTTGCTTCACACATTATTTAACGCCCTCAATAATCTCTTTAATCCGAGCTGCTTGCTCTGCGGTTACTTCTGCTTCTAGGATGTTGAAATCTTTTAAGGTTTTTTTGATTGGGTTAGGTAATCGGGTTAGCTCTTTAAAGTGTCGGTCATTGTTTAAGTTTTTAAGCTTCTCGCTGTTAAATGTAAAATAAGGCTCATTCTCCTCATTATTAACAAAGCCAAATACATCTCCGTAATTATTAATAAATTTATGCCCGTCAACCATATCTTTCATTATTTCTAGTCGGGTTTTTGGTAGTATTTCTAGGTCTTCTCTTTCATAGTAAGTTGTACGGTTATCAGAAGGTATAAACACCACAATTGGTATGGATGTTTCCCTATCGTC